ACTACACGCTCTGCTTTATTTCCAGTGAAATTCTCCCATCTTTTAATTATTACATCGCAGTATTTTGGGTCGAGTTCAACAAGGCGAGCTTGCCTTTGTATTCTTTCTGCAGCGATCAAAGTCGTGCCAGAGCCACCAAAGGTGTCGAGAACAATATGGTTTGGCTTTGTTGAATTTGACATTTGATATTGGATCAAGTCGACAGGTTTCATTGTTGGGTGTTCCTTGTTGCGATTTGGTTTATCAAAATTAAGAACCGTTGTTTGCTTACGATCTGCGTTCCAGAAATGAGAAGCACCTTTTTTCCATCCATAAAGGCAAGGTTCGTGCTGCCAGTGATAATCTTGACGACCCATAACCATTGAGGACTTGACCCAGATAAGGCATTGTCTTATTTGCAAGTTGGCATCTTTTGCTGCACCTCTGAAGTTATAACCTTCTGAGTCTGCATGCCAGATATAAAAGGAAGCACCGTCATTGAGATAATGATGAGCAACCGTGTAAGCCGAAGCCAAAAACTGTCGGAACTCTGCATCGGATTGGTTATCGTTTTGTATTTTTAATTTATCTGCTGTGGCCCCTTCGTAGTTCACATTGTAAGGAGGATCAGTCAACCAAAGGTCTGCTAGTTCA